TTTATGTTGAAGAATCAGTTGTACGGTAATTCCGACAATCTCCATTGTAGTTTTTTTGGTAAAACTTTGTAAGCCAAAGACCTTACGACCTTGGCGAATAGATATAGATGTTCTGTCGTCTCCAAACCTTGCTGGATCGACGCCAATAAGAAGCGGGCCGTAAGCCTCGACCTTAGTCTTTCGTGCTCTCATAACCTGTTCAGAAGGAATATAAGAGTCTTCGCCGGTTAGTTGAAAGGCTTCATTTGCATTGCATGGATATTCTTGCTTAAAGCTTTTCTCTCCATCTTGGCCGTTGACGGAGAGATCTATTATCTTATATCGTCGCCAGACAATCTGCTCATTTGAAAGGCCGTATGTTTCTTTTAAATCCAATTCTGTTTCGGTTAAAACTAGGTCATCTGGCGCTTCTCGCCTATATTCCTCTTGCCAAAACCATGGAACGAATATCGCGATAAAATCGGATATTCCGGCTTCAGCTTTGCCCCAGGCTTGATGGAAATAGTTCCCTACCCCATTAGCCGTAGATTCTAGGATTATCTCGGTTCCTATGGCATCCGGTACAGCTTGTAATATTCCTTTAGCGTGTTCATCGGCATTGGTCCAGAAAGCGACTTCGGAGCCATGAAAAAGCTGTATTGTGCTGGAACGCCCAACACTTTTGTTTTCAGCCGTCCCAATTTTATAGCCTGAATCCAAATTTCCGAACATAAGCGATTTGCTGTTATTTGTGCTAACTGCTGGTCTGACAAGTTCTGGGGTGTTTTCATAAAACCTCTGAGCCATTTCAAATAAGTTGTTGGTTGCATCTCCGAGGTGAGTTAAAATGAAACATTGCGTCCCTGGATTATGTGTTGTTCTATGATAAAATCGGCCACCTACATATGTTGAGCATCCCTGCTGCCGTCCTTTTAGGATTAAAGCTCGCACTCTTCCCGATTGCCCTTTCTGTTCTTGTATCCTTGTATGTATGTATAGTTGTGCTTTATTTAATAGGAATGGCTGTACTTTACCTTCTTTTGTTCTTATTTTTAGGCATTTTAATGCATAGTGTGGGAAATCGTTTTTTAAACGGGAAAAAATAGCATTTTCTCTTTCTTCTGTCATTTAACAACGTCCTTGTTGTTATTTGTTAATTTTGATTATTCCCGTTCATCGATAAAATCTGCCAGATGATTTAAAATATTGGCTAATTCTCTCGCTTCATTTGGCTGAAAGTTTATTTCAATATCATCCAATACGCTATATAGGCATATTAAATCGCTTTCTGGACGTACCAAAACATCGATTTGGTTTTCGCATTCGATAATGTTTATATTAAATTCTTTGGCCATTATTCGAGCTCCTTTAGTCTTTCCTCATGGGTTTTTACGGTGACTGTACTTTCCGTTTGCACTTTGTCGCCATAAACTTTAGGAAGTAGCTTACAAGCAATCCATTTTCTTGTATCTACACGAAGCCTTGAGCGATTTACGTGTTCTGCATTAAATTTCTCATTGCCTTCTTTATCTTCGTAATAATCATTAGAGCTATCATCTGAAATATTTAATATTTCTTCGACCAATAAATCGGCTTGGTTTGCTTTTGCCTGTGCGTACATCTTGGAAAACTCTGGTTTGGTAATCTTCCAATCATATATTGTTTCAGGACAAGGGAACTCTGGGTTTTCTTTACATATCCTCTCTAATCCATGCGGCCTGGTAGAAACCATCAGACATATTTTTTCTGCGAGCTCTTTTGAATATTTAGATGGCCTTCCTCCTGGATTTTTTTTAACTTCATTTGCGGGTTCATTTTTTGAACTTTTTGTCTTTGCCATCTTTAAATAGTCCTTGTTTTGATGGTGGCGTATATTCTAATGGTTTAGTTTCAGTTAAAGAAACATGGTTTTGTAATTCTTCTAGCCTTTCTTCATGGCTTTTAAGAGTAGGCTCTTCTTTAGGCTTCTCTACGGTTCCTTTCCCAGAACAATGATAACAAGGTCTGGTTCCAGACATTCCTATGTTCATGACTTTTTTAGCGCCAAAGCAGGCGGGACATTTAATAGCTTCCATTCTCAAATCCTTTTGAGTGGTATATCACTTAATCCTAGCGCATTGTTATTTTTATAGCAAACTGTACAAATTAACACATGTAAAATTCTTTGTTTATGATATATTGACAGATTGACCTATAGCGAGTTTTTTATGAATAATTTACCAATGCGAGCGATTTTTACTTTAGGGTTCATGGATATCGTGACTGTTTTTGTGGGAAAATTTTTATTTAATTTTTCGTATTTTGAAATGATTGTTTATGCAAAGATAAGCGTAATAGTAATTATCATGGTGATAAGGGGCCTTAAATGAAAACATCATTTGATACAGAAGAAGAGCGATATTTTTTAAAGACAGTCTTGAATCGGGCAATTCAAAGCACAGAAGCAGTTATTTTCAATACTCCTACCGAATTAAATGTATTTATTGCTGAATATTTTTTATTAATGATTGAATTAAGAAAAAAATGTTTTGATGTTCTTCAAGAAGAGGATCCAAATAAAAATGTTATTGATTTAATTAAAAGCAATATAAAACAGCTTAGGGCCGAGCAGTTTCCTCTTCAATGTGACGCATGCGGAAATAAACGCCCATGGGGTTTGGTCAGCGTATATAGCTATGATATGTGCCCTGAAGATCCGGGAGTTGCTTATCGAAATTTACGATTTTGTAATGATAACGATACTTGTTATGTAGAAGTACAAAAGCTTAAAGAGATTATAGAATGACTACTTTTGTTTCAGAAAGAGAGCCTGGTAGATATTCTGACCACGAGTGGATGTTTTATTTAGAATCTCGAATTCGCAATTTAGAATATAACCTTAGAAAATTAGAATTAAAAATTTCAGCTAATTTAGAAGATGATGGTCGAATAACTAATTTCTTGCAAACCACTTCTCCCTCCCCTACTATAAAATAATCATTCATTCACCATAGGAGTCTTTTGTCATGAAACGGAATTCACCATTAATTTATATCGCGTTGTTTTTGGCCACAATATTTTGTATACCAAAATCAAGCGCCATACCATATGTTGGGTTTGACGCCCAGACACGGGCGGTTTCTTTACGCGGGTTAAATGCCCATGTTTTTTCAAAAAGGGCAGCTGCATTACACGTTTATACAGGTCATGTATTAAACGAAGATTTTTCAATTGAAACAGGCTTTCACTCCGCCAAGTCTTCAAAAGGTGGCGCATCTTTGAAGATGAAAGGCATCCATGGAATGTTGATATATAACCTTCCTTTAAATGTTGAAAAGACGGTTTCTCTTTTAGGTGGTGCAGGTTTGGCCCATATTAGAAACCATGCAAGACATCCAGCTTACCGTTTAGACCTATCTAGATGTGTTCCTAAGGTATTAGCTGGCGCTGAGTATCATTTTGTCCCCGAATTGGCTATCAGATTTGCTTTTGTTTGGGAAAGTTCTAAATCTTTAAGCAAGAAACCAGAACGGTTTAACAATACTTATGCATTAAGCACAGGGTTAAGATATCAGTTTTAATATGACTGCCGTCGTGACAGGGCGGCAATTATTGTCCGCGTTCTAAATACTCCACGGCCATTTTAAGAATATTTTTTTGAGATTCTTCTGGTAATTCTTTTAATGTCGTATCGACGCATGCAATTAGCGCTGAAAATGCTTGGTCTGGCGATTCTAGCAAAAGAATATCGTAAATTTGATTTGAAATATATTTAACTCTATCGAATCTGTTTTCGTTTTTTGCATCCATTTTATTGATGCCCGAAAAGTTTTGTTAAATATGGCAGGCAAACTATAGTAAAAATTGACCCCATTCCTATGTATACCATTCTAAAGCTGGAATCTATTCTAACCATTAGCTTTTCTATTACATTAGAAAAATCATCTCTAATTTTTTGCATATCAGCCTTTGTGGACATTTCTAAATGCTTGATGTCCGACTTAGTAACAGCTTCTGGGTGCAATTCCATACATTCTGCCCAGTTAGTGGCGAGAAATTCTGCTTCATCTGAAGTATGGCCTAATTTTAATGCCTCTACATATTTTGATATAACTTCTGTGCTTTTCATATTAATATCCCCTATTTTGCAGGTTTTGCATTTGGTTTTGGACCATCATTGAATAACTCAACTGGGATCGGCGATAAATTATCCTTTTCACTTTTCTTTTTTCTTGCCGCCCTGTCTTGGGCTTTTTCTAAAGCTGCTGAAAAAAATATGCCTTTGTCATCTTCTTCTTTTGATTTCTTTTTTGTTTGATATTTAACTGTTACTGTTTTTTTGTCTTCCTGAAATTCAAAAGCTTTGAGCTCATCTTCTGTAAGTACCTTTAATTCTTCTAAGACGTCATTGTTCGGATCGCTATTTTCAACCAAAATCATAAGCTCAGCTGGTCTAGCCATTTATGCCTCCTTGAATTTCCATATAGTTTAAGTAGGAACTTCAAATACAGATTTTCTTAAATGATACATAATTTCTTCGCGCAGATTTTCCAAATCTTCTTTAGAGGCAGCTTCTGGGTGAAGCTCCATCGCTTCACACCAAGATTCAGTTAATATTTTGGCTTGTTCTTTTGCCATTCCAGATTTGACGTATTCCTCATATTTTAAAGCCACATCGCTTTCTTGCATTTATTCCTCTCCTAGTTCCTCTAAAAACTCTTTTGAAGCTTTGGATGCTTCTTCTTCAAAAACTTGATTAATTTCAAGCTCTTCGAGCTTTTGTTTTTTAGCCATCTTCCTTTCAAGAAGCTTACAAACACCAACCCATTGTTTATCTGTCATTGATTCTAGGCAATCTACCTTAAGATGACCGCAGATATCAATCTCTTTTGTATCTGTTTCTTCAATAAGCTTCTTTACAATTTCTAATTGTTCGCCGGTAATTGTTTCATCGACTATCTTCCCGTCAATGACATCGCCAATGCGATGGCTATAATCTATCCTATCTTTTGGCATATCCGTTGCTTCTTCGCAGGTAATGATACCGCGTAACAAGTCTGGGAAAGCATCCCTTAGAGCAAACCCTCTGGCTCTCATTTGAAGCATTCTGCGAGGATATTGAGTCCATGGGCCATCTTTCCCCCAAAGTTTAGCGGTTTTAGCATCCACTTCGGAAAATCGCTGCATAAATTCTGGCTCGTGCTTTCTTTTTACACGACAAATATATGTTTTTGTATCTTCTAAATATTCTTCTTTTATATATTCGAAATCAGGCGACTGTCTACAAACAGCCAGCATTGCATCACCCCATAAACTTGGCCTTCCATTAATGACAGCTATATTCTGGATGGCTTGCATTGGTTTTAGTCCCAATTCCTGGCCCATTTGAAGGGCGATAACAACGTCTCCCGCACGACCTGCCATTCCTTTCGGGCAAAATGAGGACTTAGCAATTATCTCGGCGCAGCGCATAGCGGCCTCAATTGAGTCGACTTGCATAAAGCCAGGATTAGTTGTCATCACTCGGCTCTCTGGCTTTGCTTCTGTTTCTTGGCTAATCATTTGGTTCTCCTAAAGTTTTAATAGCTTTGGTTAATTCATCAATTAAATCTTGCGCTTCCGATAAAATCAAAAAATGTGGTTCGTCATTTGCTGGATCATTATCCCTCTGCAAGTTTAAATTTATTTGTTGTATGTGTTTAAAAACGCATATATTCACCCGCTTAAAAGATGCGCCTATTAAATCTATCTGTACAGCACCATCAATTATAACTCTTTCATCATTCATTATTGCCCATCCTCTGTTTTAATTGCCCATTTCGGTATTGAAATTAATTGGAACTTTTCTTCATATCCTGGCCAGTTATTAGATTTTTCACATTCACTATAAAGTGCAGCTCCATCTAAATATTCTCTTCGACCTTGCTCCAATGATACCTCATCTAATGTAAAAAGTGCAGTTAAATATGGCGCTTTTTTCTCAATAACAAAATAAGCAAAGAATCTTTTTTTTCCATCAAGTTGATATAGTGCATCTACTTGCATTGCTGCTTGTCGATGATATCCAAAATTATAAATTGAATTTGAAAACCCTTTTATTGAATCTGTAGTTTTAAAATCCACAATTAAGCTATCATTAAAAGCGTCTGGCCTTGATTTCAAAAGAGTATTGTATATGCCACCTTCCCAATAGATTGAATGCTCTATTTTGGGATTGGTAAGTTTACTCCAAAATGAATGCTTTAGTGCATATTCAGCGGCTATTTTAGCTTCTTCCCAAACACCTTTTCTTAATATTTTTCTGCCATTGGATGATTTTTCCGCTAATTCCATTGCTTCTTTCCCAGCCTTGGTACGCAAATCAACCGATTCATGCATTAAAAAATATGTGTCGTTAAACTTTTGCGGTTCCAAAACAAGCATATGCACGGCTGTCCCAAAATCAAAAGAGTCATTTTCGTCTTTTTTACCTTTTTCATGATATTCATAATAATATCGTTTTGGACAATCTAGAATTAAGCTAATTCCAGTTGAACTTATTCCCTCGGATGCGTGATATTGCTCATTTGTAATGTTGTCATATATGCCCGGATTCATGTTTTCCCCCTTGGTTAAATAATTGGACTATGTTAATATCTTTTTCATGTCAGCCATTGTCTGACATTGGCACCCACTTGTCAACAGGAGAATTAAAGAAAATGAAAATTAATTTAAAACCCGATGATATCTTAATACATCGCTTATCAGTCAGGGTAACAGATCGCGCATATACATACATCGCGGAACAGGCTAAAAAAGAAAATCGGTCAGTTGCTGATATTGTTAGAATTTGGATCAATCAGAAGATGGGCGAAAAGAAGGGATAAGGTAAATCATCATGAAATGATATCATGTTCTTTATTCTCCATCTTTAGCTCCTGCATAGCGTTCTTTAAGCCTATCAATAATAATCTTATCGGCTGCCACAAAGGCTTTAATAAATCGAACCACTTCATCCCCCATATAGGTTCTTTGATATTTACAGATTGCTGCAAATTCTTTTTTTAAATCCGGCGCTATTTCAAAAATGAGACGGCAACGTTTCGGTGTTATTTCGGTTTTCATTTTTGGGATCCTATCCAATCATCGAATAAATCAAGGTCTATTAAAACTTTTTTTCCAATCCTTCTAACACATCGAGAAAATCCATTTTGCTTTTCATTGAAAATAAGCCAACGAACAGATGATTGACTAAAGATGCCCGGATATAAGTTTGGTATCATACGCACGGTAGCCCATCTTTTTTTCTCGGGCGGCTTTGGTTCTGTCTCGGTTTTCATTTTTCAGTTTCCTGTATCTGTGATTGCAAATATCTGATTATAAATTCCATATCTTCTTTTTTAAGGTGTCTTCCAAATTTCATTAAAATTGTTAAAACCGTATCGGCAACTACATTACTATCAATTCTCGCTCTTTCCTCTAACCAGGTCAATTGTATCGTTGGCGAACAATCCTGCATATCAGTTTTCATTTAAGTTTCTCCTTAAACTTATTCGTCCATTTTATCCAGATAACATTCTGTCATTTCTAGAAGTTTTTTTTGATGGTCTTCTGAAAAAGAAAAATCACGATCGAGAAAAATTGTAAATATTATACGTGAGATATCAACATAAATATCTCGTCTCTGGACCTTGTCTGTTGTACTAGAAAAAATTGGATCTAATATATTCGTTAAAAAATAAAATAAAAATTCTATCGTGTCATGTAGAGAAAAATCACGAGCAATGCATGGGAAAATTGATATGGAATATAAAGCCATTGCTTTTAGAGACAACTCTTTGTCTGTGATGTTTTCATTGGATATTTTTTTTATTTCCTCATAAAAAGATTCGTAAAGATGTTCTACTAAATGCTTATATTTTTCGGTGTCTAAATAAATTTTGCTATGAATTTCCATTTTGCGCCTTAATAAGATGATTAATTAATTGTTCGTTTGCACCTTGTCTTAGCTTGGCAATTGAATATATTTCAAACGAGTTATTTATCTTTCGTAGTTCTAACCAAATCAATGCGACAAACACGCGCCCGCTACTAAATAGGCTAAATAAAAATACAATCAAATAGTTTTCCACTTTGGTCCCCTAAATAACTTTTAGAAGGTATAAATATACCCTTAACAAATACTTTTTTCAATAATTTTTTTAAATCTGAAAAGAAAAGAAGCCGCTTTAGTTATATGCCTTGCCATCCTTGGCAACACCCTCGTCCTTGAAGCGGCCCTCTCATTCAGATTAGAGGGCCGCATTAATAGCGCATAACGACTTTGACTTACGTGTTTGTGAGAGATTGTCAGTAGGAAGTGAGAGATAGAGTTGATATGATTTTTTATCTCCTAGTAGTCCAAAAGGACATTGCATCAAGCGTTGCCCGGTTACCCTCATAGCCGGGTATTTTTTATTTATTAGAAAAATCCAAAAACATAGCCAATGTCTCAAAACTAACATGGCCAAAGGCGCACATCATTTGCAGACCTGGTCGTTTATCCACCTGAGAACACAGGTTATCCACAATTTCTGTGAATTAAAATGTGAATAAAATCACGATTTAAAAATTGGCCGATTTTAGGCTCGCCATGCCGTTTTTGTTTCAGACCCTACTATCGAGTCGTCTGGCCCATTAAAATTGAATCTATCCGCCAAATTTTTAGAAATTTCGTCATCCATAACAAACTCGTTCAATGATTTGTAAAAAATACAGAGCGGAGGCTTTGTTTTTTTCTTGTAATAATACTTAGAAACATATCTTACTTTCTCGTACCCATAAATTCCAATCGCCCTAACGATTTCGTTTATGGGAATTCCAAGCGTCATCATTCCACGGCATAGGCTTCCCAGTTTTTCTTTGCTAGGCACTAACATTTTTTTCTCCCACCAATGTTAGCCCGATAAAAGAACGCATGAGTTTATTAATACCACCAGTGAGATATGCCGGGATATTTTTAACAAAACGATTTCTGGAAGACAAAATTAAATCTTGTAATTGATACATAGGCAAATTAGAAACCGCAGAGAGCGTCTTTTTTGTACCAACCCCAAGCGTAGTTAGTTCTGAAAATAATATTTTTTCCTCAAAGTCCAGCTCTTCAAACTTTTTCAAAATAACGAAATTACATTCCGAGTTATCCACAATACCTTTTCGTTTATTCGTTATTTTGAGATCGTTTTTATTGAGATCGTTTCTTTCATTTATAGATTGTCCGCTTTCCGGACAATGGGTTATCCGCTTTCCGGACAATGGGTCATCCGCTTTCCGGACAACGGTGTCATTATTTACAGTGTCTGTTTTTGGACTTATCAACAGGGCAAGCTCTATTATTCTTGCCCTGTTGAGTGTGTAATATAACCTACCATCACCCTTCTTTTCTGTGGATATAATCTCTAGCTCCTCTAAAAGTTTTCTTGCGTTTAATATTTCATGACGCGTAAACCCATAAGCTTTTTGCATATAATCATCTGTCTTATAGAACGGCCTATGCCCGTAAGAACGTGAAAAGAAAACTAACTGAGTAAGGAAAAACCCGTAATTGATACGGCCAGTAATTTTTATGTAAATGGGATTTATGTTGAAACTTTGCGCAGAAAGGGCATCAAATAACGCAAGTTTGTCGACTGTAATATCGCTCATATTATTGTCCTTACCTAAGTAATTAACTGTTTAGTACTTGACTTAGAACAACTCACGCGATATTGTAGGCGCGTGGTAAGTTATTCCGTGGTTGGAAGTACTAACACTTTGAAAATGGATTAAATTGGCCCCGTACACTTCCTGTGAGCGGGGCCTTTTTGCATCCGCCGGATAATCAGTAGTTACACTCTAACTTCATCTATGGACTATATCAATGAGCAAGAAAACAAATTTAGATAATGGCCCTGTTAAAAATTTTCGTTCTAAAGAGGACATAATCTACACTTCGTTATTGAATTTTTTAGCAAAATCAAACATTTCTGGTCATCTTTTAGAACATGTAGGAAAAATTAAAATATTAACTTTAGAAATGAGATTCGATGAAAACGAAAATTGCTTAGATATAAAAGAAGCCACAATAGAAAATAAATGCTAATAAGACACTACATATTGTGGTTTATTTTAAAACGAATACTAGAGATTATTTTTGTTGACAGCGCTAGTAAATTTAAGAGATTCTGTAATTGTCAAAAGCTCCATACAGTCAAACGCCGGATTAAAACCCTACGTGCTATCCCCGTAGGGTTTTATATGGCTCCCTCGAACGGACTCGAACCGCTGACCCAGTGATTAACAGTCACTTGCTCTCCCGACTGAGCTACGAGGGAATTACCCTGTTTATAATTTCAAGAACTGAACCCAATATTAAATATATGCCGCAGTATAAATAACTAACCAATGCTGTATCCTGTAGTATAAATATGATTAAGTTTTCATCCATGCTTTACTCATTGATCTCGTCCTCGTTCAATAGCGAAAGCATAACTTGTTTTGAATCAAAAGTTGGAAATTTATTTTTTGGACGATCGTATTTTATATCTGCTAGCAATCTAAACCATTTGCCGGGTTGAGCGGTTACAACATCGCTTACCGACTTTTCCCTCCCGACCAAAGAAAGGCCGTGGCCTTTATGGGTTAGCATTGTCACAAAACATCGCAAGAATATTTCTTCATCAGTTAGTTCATTAGAGCTCATCAATTTTTTTCCTTAACCAATCTGTCATGGATATTCCGTGCTCGGCTAAGAACACCTGAAGTTTTTTATATTGTTTTTTAGAAACCTTAACATAAATCGCTTTTGAAAAATCATCTTTCAACAGTTCCCCGATTAAGCGAGGATTGTTTTTAACCAACTCGGATTTTTTAGATTTAATCATATATCTATAGCCCCATATTTATATATAAATATATATTTATATTAACATATTTTTGATGTTTATCAACTTTCTATATACTTAACTAGAATTTCAGCACCTAATCGGTTTATCTCAAAAGCTGCTTGGCTATTAGGTTTATGGAGCACAGAATTTCCAGAAGAGGCGCTTGTTGCATAGTCAACTCGCTGGGTAGTGACTGAATCCAATATAGGAAAAGAATATTCTTGAAGTGCTTCTGTAACCTCTTTACTCAACAACGTATTTTTAATTACCCGACTTAATATGAATGCAGCTTGCGGATTTTCATTGTTAATGGCTCGTCGAGTTTTAATAAGTTCAACCAGATCGGCCGTTGCCCAAACATCATAAGGAGAGGGCTGGACTGGGATAAGTATTAAGTCAGATGCTAAGATAGCTGCAACCGACAATTTAGCAATCTGAGGCGTTCCATCAATAATAACGATATCGAATGGCTCTGATATCGATTTTAAATCTTTAGGTAAAGTCTCTGTATCTAATCCAATACAAGTAACCAATTGTCCATCATTTGCAGCATGCCAATCTCTGGCAGATCTTTGGTTTGGATCACTGTCTACTAGCAAAGTATTGTAATTAGCGATTGAAAAATAATATGCTAGGTTAGTAGCTATGGTTGTTTTTCCCGCGCCGCCTTTTTGTTGAAGAACAGAAATAGTGTAACAAGAACGATAGTTTTCCATAAATATATACCTATATAAAAATATATCTATATATAACATTACTGTTTAGATATAATCAAATCGGCAATAGCAGTAGGGTGAGCCCTACGCCAAGACGGAACAAGATGAGGCGGCGTAAACGGTGAAGCAATTGTTCTTGTTCGACGGATCCGGAAGAAGCTAGCGGGTTGGAGTCCCGTCTATTGCCATTATTTAGGAGATAAAAAAATGAGAGATTTTACACTTCAACAAGCTGATCATATTTGTTATCAAATCGGGGAATGGTATTTAAAATGGAAGAACTGTATTGTTGATGGCTTACCACAAGGCCAACATCGATTAGGAA